GTTAAAAAGACAAATAAAGCAGGTATGGGAAATCAAGTTGGAACAATCACCAATTATGTCACATCTATGATGGAAGTTCAATCTCATTTCGAGAAAGATTCACCTGAATATAAAGAATTAGAATATAGAATAGAATGTGGTCAGCTCTATCAACAAAATGAGTTAGACAAAATTAAGGGAATTATTGCAAAACCAATGGAAAGTAGCTGGTATAATCTTGGTGCTTGTGGAGAAAATAAATATTTGCAATCTCTTTGTGCATACAGAAAACCATACTTTATGATTTATGTTTATGATGAAACTAAAAGACAATATAAACAGTATATCAAAGAAAGTAATGCCAAGTGCTATGCTATTTACAAATGTTCTATCGAGGATTTGTATAACAAAGATAGTCTTACAAAAGAACAAGAAGATTTCTTATTTTGGTATGAAAGAAAAATGCCAGTGGGCACAGGGAATTGTTCTATGAATCAGATTTGTAAATATGTTGAAAGTCAGTTAGATGGTTATAAATCGCAATTACATAAGGATTCTTCATTTGATTATAATACATTGAAGGTTAAAAGACGTTGCACAGAAGAACACAGACAAGCTCTGCGAGAACTTGAACAATATTATTGTGAATGCATTAAAGAATATAAAAAGAAACAGGGAAAAGAAAAAGGAATACAGCTAAATAGAACTGATATTTTTGATAAGCAGGACGAATTTGACAAATATTATCAACGTGCAAGTATGGTTGAAATGTTTAAGAAGAAAGCTGAAGAAATATGTCCAAACGATGATGAACGTATGAATATCATTCTTGATATGACTTATGGATATAAAGGTAATAGACAGTTTTGTTGGGATTGTATTGGAGAACTAATTATTAAGCGTTTAGAAGAAATGGAGGAAGAAGTTGTATATATTGAATGAAAAAGAATATATTAGAGAGATATTAGCGTCTGGCAACAAACCAGGCAATATCTCGAATGGATATCTGATAACATTGATTGCTAAGTATTATTTTGATAGAGGTAAAGATCCAAATATTCTAATTGATACAGTCAAGACCAAAATGCTTGAATTTAATATTGAAGGATATCAGGAATATAGATATGCCAATAAAATTAAAAAAGCATGTATTGGTTTATATGATTCAGAATCTAAAAAACTCTTTAGGGAACTTGAATATGTTCCTATCTATGAAAAAGAACTAAAAGTCGTAGAGTCTCTTCAAAATGATCGCCAAAAGAAATTTATGTTTACATTATTTGCTATCGCAAGATATATGAATAGTGATGGATGGATAAACAAAAAAGATTCAAAAGGTCTTTCAGAAGTATTTAAACTTGCCAACGTTACTCTCTCATCTGATAAAAAGAATGAATTATTACATGAGTTATATAGCAATGGTTATATTCATTTTGGGAAAAAGGTGAACAATCTTAATATCAAAATAGATTTAGGAGACACTGATGATAATATTGCTTATAAGGTAACTCAATTTGAGAATATTGGTAATCAGTACATAGGGAATTTTAAAAAGGGATATAAACAGTGTGCAAATGGATGTGGAAGAAAAATTAAAGTCACTGGTACAAACAATCGTTATTGTAAGTATTGTGCACGAGAAAAAGAATTGGAAAAATATAAGAAATACAATGAGAAACGTTAATTTAACCACTTTTTATAATCCTCATAACTCCTTAATTTACAAGGCTTTTTGGCACATTTTCACAAAAAATTCGTTTTTCTTAAATGTAGATATAGTGAAATATTCACAAAAAAACATGATACAAAAACGATTGTCATGGAAGTAACAAACCGACAATCTTTGTATGTCTGCTATGCTGCTCTTTTGAGTGGCATTGCAGATTTAGAATGAAATCAGCTTTTCTTCTGTCATGAACAGAGAATATATAATTAGCCGAAAGGCAGTGATTTAGACATAATAGATTTTACTGTTATGTTATTGGCTTAGACCAGTGAATTATTTCGTCTAACATATGGCTATAAGTTAGTTGATGTGATGCCATATGAAAAACTTGTGCATGTGTTATAAAACCAGTTAAGTTCATCAAGCGAGACTGTACCATGCATTTTCAGCAGAAGTAATGTAAGACTTTAGTACAATAGCGAACGAGTCAGGGCGTTTATACGCTGTATGAAAATATTTTTCTGTAATGGTTTGGTGTGACAACCAGACCTTAGTCTTTTTATTTTTAATTGCGACTATAGGTCATCAATTAGAGTCTCATACGAGACATATTTACGGATACTTTTATAAGTATTACCTCTTATAGCCTGTGGTTATGTTTGCAGCGTGTAAGCATTTCCACGGGTTTTATTATTATCGCAGACGGGTGTAAAGGAAACATGCGTGGCTCATACCCACGAGGAATACGTTCAATTCGTATGTCTGCAACTAATAGAATGGCATAAATTATGATAATTGTTTTTTAATATTCATATCTCCCATTCTATTTTAATTCTGCATTTGCAGAAAATAAAACAAAGGATGTGAAAAACATAGTATCTATTACTAAACAAGAAGCGATGATTCTTAATAAGGAGTTTAATGTTCCTTATAAAAGATATGAGGGTATCTCCCATTCATATACAAAGAATCGAAAATATTATTTATCTGAAAGCAGATATAATATGAATGCTTTGAGAAAAATCAGAAAATATAAATAGTTGAAAGGAAGAAAAAGGAATAATGATTAAAATTTCTACTACGGAGAGCAAAACTACTCCTGCTAAGAAAAATATTCAGTTAAAAAACATTTCTATTAAGGATTTAAAAATTGTTGATACTGATACTGGTGAGGATATTACTGAACAGGTAATTGATGAAATTCCAGATGGGGTTGATGTATGCGATTTTAAACTTACATTTGAACTCCCCGATGAAGTATAGAGAGTAGGTGGGCGTTATAACAACCTATAAAAGATTTGATGGAGAATCGGATGAAGAACTCATTTATAGAATCACAGGTGAAAAAGACCAAATCGGTTCTTGGCAAGATGTGGCTGATATTCTAAATGAGCTGCTTGGCACTGAGTATACCGAATCAAAGTTTAGAAAACAGAGACAGGCTTTTGATAAAATGTTGGTTGCAAATCAGTCTAAGTTTGTTGATTCAGATGCGCAGTTAAGAGAGATTCAGTTAGCTCAAAGAGAACTTGAAAAAGAGCGGAAAAAGCTTCAGACTGAAAAGTTAGAATACAATAAGTGGCTTAGAGAAGATGCAAGAGATGAATTAATAACAGAAAAAATTAGTGAAGCTATTTCATCTTTACCAAAATTATCGTCTCCTGTTCGTATTGAACCAACTTTTAATAAAAAGTCATGGATTCTTGCGATTAGTGATTGTCACTATGGTTGTGAGTTTGAGATAAAAGATTTCTACAATGGAATTATAAATGCGTATTCACCTGAGATTTTTGAGGAAAGAATGACAATCTTATTCAATAAAGTCGTTGACAAAATTGAAGAACTTGGAATTACTGAGTTGTCAATAGTTGAACTCGGAGATGGCATAGATGGCTGTTTGCGTATGTCTCAGTTAATGAGGTTGAGATATGGTGTTATTGAATCAAGTATTCGTTATGCTAATTATTTAGCAAATTGGCTAAATCAACTTAGTAAATTTGTGTCAATAAAATTCCAGATGGTTTTTGATTCAAACCATAATCAGTTAAGACTATTGGATGGGAAAAAGAATACATTTCCAGATGAAAATGTTAGTAAAATTATGATGGCTCTTATTAAAGAACGATTGAAAGATAATGACAATATTGTGATACTCGAAAATCCAACAGGAATGACTCACTCAATGATGTCTACATATTGTGTGGTTGGACTGCACGGTGAGAAGAAAAATCTAAAAAATAATTTATTAGAAATGTCACGTACATATGGTATTCATATAGATTATACAATTTCTGGACACATTCACCACGATGACCTAAAAGAGATTGGGATGGATTCAGCAGTATTATCTGTTGGTTCAGTAATTGGTATTGATCCATATGCTATGACATTAAATGCAGCATCCAATGCTTCTTGTTCAATGTTTGAATTTGAACAAGGATATGGTAGAACTGCTGAATATGTATTTAAGTTAAATTAATTTGCTGAAAGCACAATATAAATTTGGCTGACGAAGCCACTCGAAAAAGGGATTACAGTAGACACATCAAACCAGAATCCCTGAACCTTATTGGTGACAGACCATTGGGTAATTCCATAGGAGTGCTGTTAGGATGTGAATTTTGATGGAGTGTACCTATACGGACGCTACCCTATTTGGGATTGTTAAATCAGAAAAACATAAAACAAAATTGCCGAAAAAGGCAAAATAAAAAATATTTGAGAATGAAAGGAAAATTAAAAAATGAAAACAAATGAAATGATTAAAGAAGTTGCTGAACGTGCAACAGATATTATTGCAGTTGAAGGTAAAAAAGTATCTATGAAAGACGTTACTGCTATTTTACAGGCATATACCGATTGTGTTATTGACAATCTTACAGATAACAAGGAAGAAAAAATTCCTTTGTATGGCATTGGAAACTTTACGGCGAAACATGTTGGTGCAAAAGATGGAGTGAGTGCTATCAATGGTAAGGCATGGCATAAAGACGCTGAAGACCAGTTAAAATTCACTATCAAAAAATCTGTTAAAACTCTTGCTTAGGCGGTGAATTATTACTTTGAAAAATAAATATGAAAATATTAAAATGATTGACCTTAAGGACAAAGTTGATGACATTGTAGAAATCTATATTAACAGACTTTACAATACTGATAAAACTGTTGGTGTAATTGTAAATAAAGAAATTGCTGAATATATTTTGGATATTCTTATTAGACTTGATGAGACAAGTATTAAAGAAATTGATCTTGTTGATTATATGAATATTGGCGAATATTTAGTGTCTGTTGATGACAATGGCGTAATCACTGTTATTCCTATTGAGGACTTTGGTGTTCTTGATAAAACAGATATTTTCTACATTGATATGGATGGTGATATCGAGCAGAATATCATTGATTATTGTGTAAATGAGGATAAGGAAGTTATTCTGTTTGGTCAGGAAGATGATGAGTGTGATGGAAAATGCGAGAATTGTTCTGCACATGATGAAACTTATTTATATACTTCTGACGATGTAAATGGGAATACTCATGGATTTACTGCTAGTAGAGCAGATGGAGACTCTTATGTGAGTTATTCTTATTATTCAAGTGATGAATTGAGTCATGAAGATATTCAGAAGATGTTAAAGGCTTTTGGATTTTAGTATTAAATAGACATAATTGGCATATTAATTACTTATTTGTTTTTAATTTGCCATTTTTGTCTATTTAAGAGTGTGTGGTGTACGCTGCACACTCTTTTTGTTATGGGTAGGTCGTATAGCGGCAATTACACCTGACTGTAAATCAGGCGCTTCGGCTTCGTTGGTTCGAGTCCAACCCTGCCCACTAATTTGATGTTTCTGTGATGGAAACGGAGAATAAATATATGTGCTCATGATTGGTATCATAGTTGATTGTGGGATTTATGGAACAGTAGGTACTTGGAGTAGCTACCAAGTATATGAGGCAACCTACACACCTCTTCTACTGTTCTATTTTTATTGTATGTGTAGGGAAAGTGTAGGGAAAAATTATGGGAATCACAAAACAAAGAGAATTTAATATCAAAGATTACGACTATTATGTAAGAGAGTATATTCAAAAAAGTGAAGAATTAGGTAAACCAATAAAATATGATTTATTGCGAAAAGAGCCTTTTAACTTACCTGATGGTAGATGGTATATAAATAATTGTACAGATAAATCAGTTAAAACTTGGGCTGATTTTGTTGATTGGTGTGGTTTTGTAGCAAAAGGTAAAATACCTTCAAAGGATAAAATGATAAAACTGATTTATAAATTACAATCAGAAAAAGATAGACCTTTAATGTATGATGACTTTAGAGGAAGAGGATGTTATCATCCACCATTGGAAGCGATTAAAACTTATTGGGGAACTATCAACAATATGAAAAAGGAACTTGGATTAGGAATAATTCAAGAGTCTATGTTGGATAGAGCTTTAACAAAAGATGAATTAGACCAAATGATAAAAGATATATGTAAATATGTAAAAGATGATAATAGAAATTTTATTACTACATCTGAAATAGACAGTGTTAATGAATGGTTAAATGCAGATTCTTTACAAAGAACAATTAAAAAATTTTATAATTGTAATTTGCAAACATTATTGGCAAATGAAGGAATTTCTTTGGGCAAGAGAGGTCGAGGTATCACATTTGATTTTAGTGATGGCGAACATGTTACAAGCCAATTTGAATATATATTTTCAAAATATCTTAGAGAATTTGGATTAAGATATGGAATAGATTATTTTCGAGATGTAAAATATTCATCTTTTGTTCCATCTTATCACAGAAATATGAATTGTGATTATTTAATTCATACTAAAGATAATGATATTTATATTGAAATTGCAGGTGTAATTGAGGCATATAAAAATTATTTCTTTTCAAATAAGCAGATCACGAGCAGTAAATCTAAAGAAACATATCGTAAAGACCTATCTAAGAAACAAAAAATGTTTAAAGAAAATAATATTCATTATTATATTTTATTCCCTTGTGATTTGACAAAAGATAATACATATAACATTTTAAATAATGATTCTATAGAACTCAGAAAAAGCATTGAATCTTTTATCAAGAATAATATAGATTGGGATAAGGTGTCTAAAATAGGCGAATTAAAATATAGTGAAGAAATAAAATGGGGGAGAAACGTTATAGATTATAGTGAAGCAGTTTAGTTGTTACTACTACTGCTTCTTTTATATTACAGAAAGGAGGCTGAAATATTGTCAAAAGAGAAAATAACAAGGGTGAAATATTTCACTCCTGATAAAGAGAAATTTATTTATGAAGAGAACTGGAAGAAATATGAAAAATATTTACAATCTAATATCATCAAAAATCGTGATGTAAAAGATACTACATACAAGAGATATAAAGGTTTGTTTCGACATTTCCTCATGTGGTTAGGAGAAAATTATGGTGAATTAGATTTATATTCTGATGAATTTATGGAAAATGCAGTTGATATTATGGAAGCATATATGCTTTTTTGTCAAGAAACATTGATGAATCATAAGAAGATAATCAATATGAAAATTTCTGCTGTAAGTTCATTCTATATTTGGTCTATGAAGCGTGGATTTGTTAAATATCATCCTTTTGATGGTAAACTTGACAGAATGAAGAAAGCAAACGAAGAACAGATTCTTAATCATTACTTTTTAAATGATGAGCAGATTGCAGCTATTAGAGCAGATTTGTATAAGACAGAGAATAACAAATGGACAATACAAGATCAGTTATTATTTGAAATCGCACTCTTTTCTGCCAACAGAATTGGTGCTTTAGAGAAACTTACTGTATCTTCACTTGATTTAGATAATATGGTATTCGAGTCAATACGTGAGAAGGAAGGATACCGTGTGGAAGTCTCTTTTGATAGTACCTGTAAGGATATGCTTGAAACATGGTTATCTATGAGAACAAATGATTATGACCATCTTGAATGTGATGCTCTATTTATTCATAAATATAAGGATAAATGGATTCCTTGGACACAAGGTATGATTCATAGCCGAATGAGAAAAATTGGTAAAATTATTGGCTTGGAGGACTTTCATTGTCATTGCATGAGGAAGACAGCGATTAATAAAATATATGAGGATACTGGTGATTTAAATCTTGCCTCACAATGGGCGAACCACAAATCAACTTCAGTAACTTCACAGAGCTATGTACGCCCTGCTTCTAAGGCTGATTTAAGGGAAAAATTAAAAATTCTAAAGTTTAAACAACAAGAATTACAGAAAGAAGCTGAAAAAGAAGGTATTTGAGGATGCCGATGAAGCTTTCGTCTAACACTTTGTCTAATTCCTTCTTGCACTTTTCTATAAAAATCGAAATCACTTCAAAAAGGCGATTGGCGAGTTCGCCTATTTGCCGAATTTATTTTCCAATCTCCGTTGTGGCATTGTTACTATACCATACTATGTAACAAAGCAAGTTGCCAACTTGATCTTTCTTAACACGGATAAGCACTTTAAGCGGTTTCGATTCCGCTTGTTTCGTTGTCCTTAGCTGCTGGGTTACATTGGGCTGGACGAATTCAAAACTGCTTTCATGGGCAATTCCTCCTTAGTCCATATAGGGACAAAATCATTATAGCACTTTAAGGATTATGAAACAAGAGAATAAATAAAAGAACCCTTAAGTGGGCAACCAAATGTAAGCCGAATGCTCTGAGTCACTGACTCAACAAGGCTCTGTGAAAATCAGACGGACTGATAGACCGATAGCACTATCATTAAATCGAACAAAGTGATGTCGGTTACTACTCTACCCGACTAATAAATTGAGTATTAATAGCTGGTTTTGGTAGAAGCCTGTAAAAACTACTATCGCTCTGTCACATAGCGGTTTGAAATTATTCTTTGCAGAGAATAAATAAGTATAAGTGATCAACAGCCACTCGTAAGGCTGTATATGAAAGCACGAGGTTCAAATTATTGAGTTAGCTGCTACTCTAAAAGCACTTTCGCTACTGATCATTGGCGTTGATTAGATTATTTTGTCAGCAGACGTGCTGACCAGTAAGTATTAATCTCACGAGATTAAGAAAAAGCATACTGTTTCCCATAGAAACTTGCGAAGCCTATGGATCGAAGTGCCTAGTTCTTGGCATATGCTATTCATGTAGCATTGTAAGTCCTACTACTGCATTTTGGTAGAGCTGACTATATAGCAACTCTAGTGCGCACGAAACCTTAATGTGGTATATCTTCTTTTCTATTAAACTCTGCAACGAATTTTATGTAATTTTCGTGGCAAAATCCCAATCGAGAGTTTTGAACTGCCAACAGATATAAATCAGTTGGGTGTTTTAGGAGAAATGGGTTTTTCGTGCTTCTCTACGTTAATGAGAACCCTTATTGTACTACATCTAAATATTGAAAACCAATGTCTATTAGGCTTTTATATGAAATGGAATTATCGCTAGTTTCTTTTCCGAATTTTTGAGATAGACAATAGCGATGACTGTTGGGCAGTCTATCGGATAAGAGATATAAAACCTTATCGAGTGGTCTTTGCTCCGAAGACCGAAAATATACGGAGAATAATAAAGAATAAACGGGTGATAATGACTTTACCAGAGTTGCAAATCTGGGTTTGTGATGGTTTTTCGAAACCCGTTTACCATCTATTATTGGGCTATCGCCAAGGGGTAAGGCATAGGACTTTATATTTATTAACAATTATATCTTATATCTATATAAAATCAATTAACATATCTTAATCTCAAATCGAGAATTTTAATCAGTTCAAAAATTAATCATACAAAGGAGATAAAAGAAAATAGCTTTAATAGACAAATATTCAAAAGAAGAACTTGAACAAATTGTTAAAGAAAGTTTTTCTATAAAAGAAGTTATTGATAAATTGGGTTATCGTACTCATAGTGGAAGCAATAATAAAACGGTTAAAAATAGAATTGAAAAATACAATATTGATACTTCTCATTTTAATTACAAAAAGGGTATTAAACGAAATGAAGAAAATATTTTCATCAAAAATTCTTCAGTTAGTCAATCAACATTAAGAAGATGGTATTTAAAAGGTAATTACACGCCCTATATTTGTTCAATTTGTAAATTAGATCCTTTTTGGCAAGGTAAACCATTAACTCTAATATTAGATCATATTAATGCAGAAAACCATGATGATAGGTTGGAAAATCTTCGATTGGTATGTCCAAACTGTAATCAACAATTAGACACCACGAATGGAAAAAATATAAAGAGACTTTTTGAAAAAGCTAAGAAGATAAACAGATGTTTTTGTAAAGATTGCGGTAAAGAAATTAGTCCAATGACAAAATCAAAATTATGTTGTACTTGTTCTGCAAAGAAAAGACGTATTTGTGATCGACCTCCTAGAGAAAAACTTAAATTCTTGATACGTAATTATTCTTTTATCTCATTAGGGAAAAAATTTGGTGTGTCAGACAAAGCTATAACAAAATGGTGTGCCTGTGTGAATTTACCAAATAACAAGAAACTTATAAATTCTTATTCCGATAAAGAATGGGAATCGGTGTAAAAATGCGGAGTGACGAAACTGGATAGACGTAACAGGCTTTGACCCTGTTGTTCATAAGAACATGTGGGTTCGAATCCCACCTCCGTAGTTTCCTACATTCGCTGGTTCAAATCCAGCTAGCCCAGTTAGATTAAAAGGAAAACGAAAATAAAAGAAAGGAGTACATACAATGGCAAGTAGATTAATTATTGAACAAGAACCATTAAAAGTTGGACAGGTTCGTAAAGTTACATCCAATAATGGTGAAAAAATAGATTCTATTACCTTGCTCTTGAATAACAATGTGGAAATTTTATTTGTGCCACGGAATGACGGAACATTAGATTTTTCAGTAAGTGATCCGCAGTTTGATACATCAAATTTAGATTGCTCTATTGATAAAGAAGTATTG